GCTCCCGGCGGTCAAGGCCTGAACCGTCACCTGCCGACCGTTTGGTGAACCAGCAGCGGGTGCGCCAATGTCACCTGCCCCCAGCGACTTGTTCCCGAGGGTTAGCGTGCTGGTGGCCTGCGTGTACGTCGTCGGCTCGCTAGAGCAGATGTCCAGCCGGTTGGCTTCGGTGTCGAGTACCGTAAGCCCGTTGTCAAAAACGCGGTCATTGAGAAATGGCATGTCCTAAACCTTTCCATCTATCGTGGTTTGTTACTGAATGGGTTCCACTTCAAACCGTGTCAGCCCGTTGGCCTCGATGACCCGGTTGAAATGACTGAACCCATCCTCATTTTCCGATATGTCGATAATCAAGCTGCCGAGAATCGCTCCGATGATTTGCGGGTCTGCTCCCTCGATGGGCGGAAACTCACCTTGTCCCATTCCGGCCAGCAGGTCTACGAATGATTGCTGTGCCTGTGTCCGGCAACCGTAATGCGTGACTGATTGACCGTCTGCCGAGAGCGTAGCCGAGAAGTTGTTGGGACCGTGGCCCAATGCTTCCGCAATCGCGTTGGCCCCGTCCTTGGTGGCCGCTGGTGCAATCATCACGATTGAATAAGTCCAAAGTGTTTGGCTCATTAGAACGGTCCCAGTCCTGCTCGGATGCGAAGTAGGTTTTTCTCAAAATCGGCAATCGTCCCGGTGGGTGTTGTCGCTCCACGGATAATTAAGGTGTACAGGATTCCTGTGAACGGGATTGTCCCACCGCTTCGTCGCATGAGATTCAATGCTAAGTTTGCAAAGTTACCGCTGCCAAGGTCACTTGAGCTTGAGTTTATTTGCGAACCGTTTTTACGAACAATCGAGGAGTCGCCTGCAATGTCTGTTTGTCCAGTAAAAACGAGTGTTGTAGGTGATGGCGATGATAGGTTTTCTGTGATTGTTACTGACGTAGTACCACGACCACGATAATCGACCCCAGCATTTGCTACCCGTGGAGCATAAATGGCAAATGTTCCGTTGACTGAGCCAGCGTCAGTACCAAGTTCAACGAAACACGCACTCGCCGCATCGCTTAATTTTCTAAGCCCCGCCATCACGGTCATCTTGTCGGTGCCGACTCGCTGGTAGTCGGTGAGGGTGCCGAGTTCAATTTGGGCTCCCCAGAGGTAAACTCCGTTTGTTCCGTTTCCTGTATAACTTTCTCCACCGTCAGCATTCGCCAAACGGATATGAAAGTTAATAGTTGTTTGTGCAACCCCAGTGGTTCCGCGAAGCGAGCAGCGATACCAACCATTCCCAACAGACGTTATTGCTGGAGTCCCGGCCAGAACTGTGCCTGTCACCCCGTTTTGAACGTCAAAATAAGCGGCAATGCCTGAGCCGTTGTTTTCAAGTAACCTAATCCAGTTTCTTCCATTTGGCTTTATGTAGACTGACACGGCAAACGCTGTGCTAGTCGGCACGTTTGAGGCAATTTGAAGCGTTAGATGCGTATTTGTTGAGGAGTCCTCAATAAGTGAATCTGCGGTGCTTGTCCCGTCAGGAGCGGTTGTTGAGTTTTCTGTAACTGAGCTTTGAAGTTTAGTCCAAGTCGCTGTCCCAAAGCTCTCCGTATCCGTCAACAAATTCCGCCGCGTTGCCTGCGTCCAAGTGTTGAAGTCCACGCTCGTCGTAATCAGGCTGTCGTCACTACCGTCTGCCAACAGGCCCCAGCAATCTCGCTTGCCGGATTCGGTAACGTCAGAGGTGAGGCCCACTCGCTGGTAGGCGGTTGCGGAGGAGCCGGTTTCAATTTGGCTTCGAGTAACGAACGAGCCGTTGTTAAGTGTTCCAGCATCCGTTGCGTCCGCATCAGTAGACGGGTAGACGTACCACGTTGTTGAACCAGCAGGGTCAGCCGTGAACGAACAACGATACCAGCCATTGCCCAAGCTGGTAATGCTTCGAGAAACGGCCCCGGCCCCTGACATTGTTCCAACGACGCCGTTTTGAATATCAAACCATGCTCGCGGCAGCGTTCCGATTCTCAGCATAGCCCAGCGGGAATTGCTGTATTTGAAATCAACCGAGATAGTGTGATTACCCGTTCCTGCTGTGTTGTACGGAATAAGAACGCCGCCGTTCACATTTGTTGAATTAACGACAGCTAAATCAGCAGTTGCATTGCCTTCAAAATCCGTTGTTGCATTTTGGGTAACAGTTACCCGAATCGGAGTTGTCCAGTTGTTGACTTGCTCCGAGTAGTTTTGCAGATTCCGCCGTCCCCCATCGGGAGTCCGTGCCAAGGCTGGCCGGTGGCTTCCATTAGTCTGGTAGGCGTGGTTGCCGGGAACCAGCCGTGCCGTCACATTGTCCACCGTACCGGCAAAGGCCGAATCGCCAGCCAGTGTCAGCGTCTGCGTGCTGCTTCCGGCAAGGATGAAAAACGTATAGCTGCCGCTGGCGTTAATCACCCGTGTCGTGCCGCTAGTCCCGAGGCTAACGGTCAATTCGCCTGCGGTCCTCGTCACGTCCATCGTGATGCGATACCACAGGCCCGCCGTGCTGCTAATCGTTTGCGTTAGGTTATTCGCCGCCCCGCCTGTCTTGGTCGCAACGCCGCTGCCGATGGTCCAGTTAGCCCCCTTAGACCAAACGGTATCCGTGGCAAACGTGCCGTTGGAAACTAGGTCGCTGCCAAGATTCTCCAGCCCGCCCCGGCTCGAATCAATCACAAGGCCAACTTGGTCGCCGGGATACACCGCAGGGGCCACGCCATTTGAATCGACGTAGAGTGAGTGATTGGGGTAGGCTGCTTTGAACTCGGTGTTGAAATCGGTGATGGGCTGGTAGGTGGTGGGTGTGGAGGAATCGGTTACGTTTCCTTCGAACACCTCATGTTGATAGCCTGTGCAAAGAACTCCGCTTGCACCATCTCCTAAATAAGTAACTGTAGTTCCAGATTCAACAAGCGAAAGAGTGTAAGAAACTCCTGACGATATAGGAGTAAACACTACAAACCAAATCCGATACCAGCCGTTTCCTTTACTTTCAATTCCAGCGTTAGTATTTGCCCCGACAACAGAAGCAACGGTTCCAGTTGTTAAGTTGTAAAAAGCGTGGAATGAAGAGATGTTGCCAAACCGGACAATTGAGCGACCGTTTGCCTTAACGTAAACAGACGAAACGTAGGTAGACCCGCCAACCCACCCAGAAATTACAGGGAGAGAAGAAGAGTTCCAGTTAAGATAGTGCTGATTATTTGTAGAATCTTCAGTAAGTGTAAAAACCGCAGAAACGGTTGACTCAGGAGAAGGAACGGCTGAAGAAGCAATAACTGCGTTACTTCCCGCCCAGAATGACGTATTCGTAAACGCTTCGCTGTATCGTGCTTGATTCCGCCGCCAAGTCCGCTTGGCTTCGCTCGCACCGTTGCGGTCCCCAATGTCGATGGCGAGGCCCTGTTCGTTTTGGGCGAACAGGGAACGGACGTTGGGTTGTTTGTTAGCACCAAGAAGTAACAAGCTCATTGATCTTCTCTGGAAGAAATTAACGAACAATACGAAGATGATAACGCAAAGTTCGTGCACTACCTTCGTTGCTGCTACCTTTTAGCCTGATCCATCGGCAGGCATTAGTGCCTTCCAAGTCCATTTGAATGAACCTGGCTTGGCTGGTTGAAACAGTAATTGTGACTTGTGAACCATCAGCCTTATAAACTGGAAGCCAAGTCACATTGTCTTCGCTGGTTTCAAGAGAAAAGGAACTGTTGGTCAGAATAGCCGGGATGCTGATCGCTGCCAGTGTTCGGTTCTTGGTGTCAATTTCGCTGCTTGTATTTGAGTTGTTGGCAAACGTCAGGTTGCTTGAAAATGTTTTGAGTGGACGACTCATTTTGTACTGCCCTTAGTTGGATGAATTGTTGTCCTGAATAATCTTTTTCAAACTTTGTTACAACTCCATTTTGTCAATCATTCGTTCCAGAGTTTTTGAATTTAGTGTCAAAGTTTGAGAGATTGCTTCCTGTTGGGTTGAAATATTTTGCATCGTTGTCAGTGTTTTTTGAAAAGCATCAAAGTCAAGTTTGTTAGCTTGTAATTCTGGACGAACGATGGTGAACCAGATTAACAACAGAGAAACAACGCCAAACGCATAAGGACCGTAAGCTGAATTGAGAGTCCTTATGAGACTTTGTTCCATAACCAATCTGTTCTGATCAATTGTATGTTCAGGCATAATTATTCCTGATAATGAAAAAAGCCGATGCCGATCTTGCAACCGACATCGGCTTCACAAAAGGAACCCGCAAAGGAACCTGAGTTGAAAACTACGCTCCGACGTAGCCGTAGCCGACGCAGTTGGGAACGTAGAGAACTGGCAGGTAGTTGTCCAAGAACTTCAGTTCGTAGCCGGGAGGGTCGATAACTCGGGTTGCCCAGTTGGTAAACCCTGTCGCAATGCGACCTTGGCTCATGAGGTTCTCGGCAACAGGCTCGCTGCCAATCGTCATACCAACCCATTCATCCGATGGGTCAGGCATGGTCAGGATGTAATCGTCAGGGATGAGGTATTCAACGCCGGTTGCACCAAGAGTGGTGATGGTGTCGTTAGTGTCACCAGTTGCCGAGAGAACACCGTCATAAACATGGAAGGTGAACAACGGCAGAGCGCGGAACTTGACATCGAAACCGGTGTCCGGGATGCCTTCACGGCTGGTTACCTGTCGGCTCGACAACGATTCAAACACCGTCATCGACTGACCTCCCAATTCATGCAAGCCATCATTGTTCAGTAGCTTGTTGTAGGTGTTGGTGTTCATCCAGATGTGTCGCAAAGGACGACCTTGGACACGGCTGTAAGAAGCGTTCAGCCTGTTGAGCTGACCAACGATGTCCGACGAAGGGTCAGTCCAGTCGGTCAGGATGTCACCACCAGAACCCATTGCCATCCGTGTTTTGTTGGCTGCTGGGATCTGGTAGTCAACAATGATTTCGTCAGTTGCTGAACCGTTAAAGTTCTTCAGGTTGTATGAATCGCCATTGCGATCCATGTTGAAACCACCACGCAGCATCCGGCTGAGCATCCATTCCCGTTGATTGCGGAAGCGGTCAGTCAGGAAGCGAACCTGACGAGCAACCTTCTTCTGCCCACGAACGTCAACGATGTTGCCAATCTGACCACCCAGGTCACGCTGATTGAAAATCTCTTCGTCGAGAATCAGGACCGATTCATGTGCACGGAAGAGATGGGCCGACGCATAGCCGATTCGCTTCTTGCGAACACGAACAGGACCGGCAGTTGGAGCCCGGCCAGTTGCAAACTGACGGGTCGAGTCAAAGATGTCCCAACCGAAGTCACGACCAGTGACAACATCGGTTGCAGCATCATTGTCACCGGACATGAATCCGAAGAACTTTTGGAACAACGAGAGAGGGGTCGAAATCCGGTTGACGATTTTCGTGATAACCGGGGCCGACAACATCTCGTTGACGGTTACACCTTGAGTGGTAGACATGTGTTAAAAAACTCCTGAATGATTGGTTGAAAATCAACGCTGGTTGGCTCTGGTTATTACAGAGTTTCAACCAACCACAAAGAACCGTTGCCACGAATCTTCCGGCAAGTTCCATCAACGGACAGCGAGTTTGCTGCCGACACGTTTGGTGCCTTGATGTTGGACGAACCGGAAGTGACGGTGATGGTTGCCGAGGTTGCGGTGTTGCTGAAGAAGGTGAACTCGATTCCCTTGTAGGCAACCAACGAACCCAGAGCGATGGTGACAGTTCCACCAGTGTTGAAGAAGAACTTGTGGCTGTCATCGTAGTCGAGAGTGATGCCACCAGATTGCTGAGCAGCAGACACGTTGACCACATTGTTTTCAGGACGACCCTTATCGAAGTCGTCATCGAACATGAAGCGGGAACGCATGAAAGCCCGAGCCAAGTGGTTGTTGGCAGCAGACTCGGCCAAGCCGATGTTGGTCGTTCCGGGGACAATCAGACGATTGGCTCGAACACCACCGCTGATGATGATGGCACCAGTCAAACGGTCAGTGCTGGTTCCGTTCATCAACATCGAGCGAGATTCCTTGAGAACCCCGTAGATGTACTCCGAACCGTCAGTTGCGGTTGGGTCCCAGACCTTCAGCTTGTCAGTGGACTCAACTTTGCCCATCAGCAAGCCAGCGCGAAGGATGTGGGTGTAGTTGGTGTTGCCGGTGTCCCGAGTGGTGCCATCGACAAGCATCCCGGCGACTTCGTGGTTTTCCCAACGACCCCAGGTGAACTCATTTTCAAAAGTTTCGATTGCGGCGGAAATGCCCGGTACTCGGTCACGACCACCATAAACCATTTGAATCGACATGAAATGTTACTCCGATTGTTTTGTGGAATTGAATGAGGGCTGATCTCGGTCGATTACAGCTTGGCGAGCAAACCGTTCACGATTTCATCAGCGCGATTCTCGTCAACACTTCCGCTGTTGAGCGTCTTGTTGGCTTCAATCTGCAATTGACCATTGACATCGCTTGCCATTGCAATCACCGGGTTGGTGACGTTGTTGGCAACAACAACACTTTCCAAGGCTTCGATCTTGCTCTGAACAAGAGGGCTGACCGGAGATCCATCGGCATTGAAAGCCATTTGGATCGAGTCAACTTCCTGTTCATAACCAGCCTTGGCAGCATCATTGATGATGTTGCGTTGACGGAGTTTGCTGATTCGTCCCTTCAAGTCAGATTTCAGACTGTTGGTGAACAGAGAGAGCATCCCTTGGTTTTGGGACTGAATGGACTTGAAAGCTGGGTGGCTCATCACAGTCTCAACGTCAACCAAGTTCTGCTGAACCTGTGCGCCACCATTTTGCTGATTCACTGACATGACAACCGGAACCTCACTGATTTCGGATTTGGGTGGGGGTTTCAAGACAGTTCCACCATTACTGTTGTTGCCTTCGGACAACTGTTTCTGGAGGAGAGCAGCAACGAGAGCTTCTTGAAACTCTTCGTTGGGTGTGTTCGGTGGCAATTTGATCTTTGCTACCTTCTCCAGAAGAACGAACACATCCGTTGTATTGAGCATGGGTGTTGCGCTTTGACCGGGATCGTCCTCCAAGTCGTTGACATTCCCGGTGAGAGTTGATGCAAAGTCGTCAACACCCATGCTGATGATGCGATGGCTCATGGCAACGGTCATTCCATCGGGAGCTGGCTTGAAGTTCTCCTGCCCCGGTTCGATTGGGGTAGTGCAACAAGCGATATGGGTGATGACATCGTTCCATTCCCGTCCGAGTCCATCGACAAATTTTGGTACGGCGAAGATTGATGTTTCCTTGACGGTCTTTCCGATCTTATCAGCATCAGCTTCGACCGGCACATCAATCACACCAACCAGTCGTCCACTGTCATCCTGTTTCAGCGTTTCCCAGAACCCGAAGTTATCCTTGGAAGAATGACTTGAGCCCGGTACAGCCTTTTGATCATGAAAAGCAGGTGCGGGAACATTCAACCCTGCCTTCTTCATTTCATTGTGTTGTTGAACCCAATGATTGATTCGTTCTTTCGTGATCACTTTCGCATGACGTTGCCCCTTTGAGTCAGACACAACATACATGCCAGGGGTAAGAATCTGCTTTTCAAACTTTGGCATTGTTTGTTCCTAAAACTTTCGCAACGAACAACACAAGCATATAATCCGAAAATCGCCAGTCAATTTCAATTTTTGTCAAAGGAACTGTTGCATGGCTATTGATTACGCAAATCTTTCAGCCCAACTTGGAGAGATGTATGATGCCATCGTCGAGATGGAAACATTTGGTGCAACTCTCGAAGCTCGTCGTGTGTCTATGTTGACAGCAATGAATGTTGCCGACACCACTGACATGTTGGGTGATGTAAACCAACTTTTTACCAATGCCAAGAACAGTGTTAATACAATGCTGTCGTCGGTTGTCTCTCTGGCGAAGAAAAGGATCGTCCACAAGATTTCAATTCTCGATGAACTGCCATCGTTGACAGCAAAAGACTACAACAGCGTGGTCTACGAATTGATCGACGACATGATTGCAAACTCGGAAACAATAAAAAAATCTACTCTGACTGTCAGTGCAATCACCAAAACTGCCACCAATTCTAATACTGGTGACCTGATTGTGACCAAAAAGCTGCCCGGCAATGAGGCTCCCGGACAGGGAATGTATGCCCACATTGGCGTGATCAGCACAAGCACATCAGGGATTGATTCGGAATTGACCCTGACCGACAGCTTCGTGGTTACTGTCCAGAATGATTCCCAGTCATCAGGTGGTGGAAATGAAACATTTGTCATCACCAGCCTGCCATCAATGCAGGGTTCATTCAATGTCAACGGTGGTGGTAACACAGGGACCAAGTATCTGAGTCAAACCAAGCCTCAGAGTCTCATCAGCAACTTCTTTGCTTCGTTCAGTGGGACTGTCCCTGTTGGTTGGACTGCGCTGGATTCAACCGACTACGCTGAAGAGACATCCATTGTCATGTTCGCAGGGACATCCTGTTTGCGAGTGGTATCGGCTGGAACCCTGAGTTACAACTTCAGCAGTTCAGCTCGGGCGGGCCAGGTTCTCAGCCTGTCGATGTATGTTCGTCGTCATGCCAGTGAGACAGGCAGCTTGAACATTCGGGTTTATGCCAACAGCACCTTGGTTGTGAACCAGAACATCACATCAGGTTCAACCAGTTCGTCAGCTTGGACCCTGTTCAACTATGTTGTCCCGATTACCAAGGAGGTTGGAACTTGCTATATCGAGATCATCTCAAGCAGCATCACCAACGCCTACTACATCGACAACGGCGCATTGAGTCCATTCACCTACCATGCCGGTCTTGGATTCGCTGTAACCAAAGGGACAGGAATCTTCGTCAAAGGCGACGATTTCAGGTTCACTACAACCAACAACAATGCCGGTAAGCTGCAACGACTGTTCGCTCGGGTGTTTGGTTATCAACCACCAACAGCAACAGCTGGTTCTGAAACAATTTCCGACCCTTAGTAGAGTGGGTGTGATGGCTTGAACACACTGGGCAAGTCATAGTAATCAACAGATACCTCATGATTATAGTTCTCGGGCTTGCTCATTACGTTGTGCCATTTGACGTAATTACAGGCCCGAGACAAGGTATCAACAATGTCATCCGTCTCATTTGGATGACCCTGCCAAGTAAAGATTTCATTCTCGGCAGTCTTGCCCCATTCTGAATACTGAGGGAACCAGATCCTGCCATTCTTCATCTGGATGATAGCTACCGTGGCATCCCGGAGCTTGTCGGTGTCCTTGAATACACCTTCAACCACCATCCCTAAACGATTGGCGTACTGCACCACACCTTTGCCAATACCGTTCTCTTCAATAATGACCTTGCTGGGCCTCCAGCGGTAATACTGTTCCCACATCCGGTCAATCACTTCAGGGATCTCTTCCCGGAACCGTTCCATGTGCAACCACAACAGGTTGTAACACTTGGTCAGTGCCCATGTGCTGATGACAGTCCACGATGGGTTGTATTTGGGATTGAAGTCAGTGTCACCCGGACCCTCAGTGAGACTGGATGCACTGTCAATCGTTTGGAAAACTTCAGCAATATCACGCTGCCAATTAAGGTGGGTGCCTGATCGATTGGGTCCGAGGAACAACAGGTCACCTGTCTCACTAAAGAACCGTTGGTGTTTCTGTTGGAACCGGGCATTGGCAACAAACCCCCAGTCACCATGTTGCAACTGAGCCCGATGTTCATCCGTCAGATTGGAGAGTGATTCAGTGTATTCTTCCTGATTCAAGAAGGGGTTGTCTTGCAGGAAGGATGGAATGAAGGGTCTGTTCTTGTCTTTGCCAATCCAAGTCACAACTTCCTTGTCATTGACAGTCTTTTTCTCAGGTTCAATCTTAAACCGGGCCTGAACCCACCTGTGACCCACACCCCCAGGATTTGTAGTAGCCCGCATTCTGATTGGGAGTGATGCCATCATCCGACAGATCGAACACTCAGGCTCATAATTCTGTTTGTGGTCAAGACAATTACACTTACGCAACCGGGAGAACAGGTAGGTGTAATCCTGCTCAGTGTGCTGGGTCAACTCATCGAACCCAACCATCTGCAATTCGATACCCTGATACCGGGAGTAGGCATTGGCATCACCGATGTACCCGAAGGTGATCGATGAATCCTGCAACCGCTTACCCTTGGAGTCAAAAGTCTTAAAGTAGAACGCATGGTCTGAGGCGGAATACCTGACTTCCTTGGTTCTCAGATATGGAGTCAGCCATTCTGTTGCGCGAGAGAGAAGAGCGTTGGGCAGCTTGAGATCAGCCAGTGTTTTCCTCATCAAGAGGGCTGCAAACCCCGGCACATCCACATATTGCAATGCCCCCATCAGGAGAGCATCGGACTTACCACCGCCAGCAGCCCCACCAAACAGTGCTTCCTTTTGTGGCACCAGCAGGAAAGCTGTCTGTTTGATGGTGGGCTTGTGGGGGATGAACTTGGTCAACCGTGGTTTCAGGAACCCGGCCAGCTTGTTCAGGTCAGCAGTCATCAGGCTGGTTTCTTGGAAGCAAAGGACTTGCAGATTTCTTCGTGCATCACAGTTGCAAAATCAATAATTGCTTTCACATTGCTGCGCACATAATTCGAGTTCTCAGAAGCCTTTTTCATGAGGTTGGGGCTGACTTTCAGGTGAACCAACATTGCTGTTTCAAGACACTTCTCGAATTGAACCTGCATGTCCAACCCAGCTACACCAGTTGGTTGCTTAAACTCCTGTAACTTCTTGACTGTTGCTTCCAAGTTGTCAATCAACTCAGTCATGAACGTACAGCGAGCTTCCAGCTCAGTGATCTTCTCAATCAGATCAATCTCTTCAACGACTGCGGATTCCTTTTGCTTAGCCATATACTCTCCAGAGAATGAGATGGGGAAATTTCCTGAAGTTTACCAATATCAACCTATACGTCAATAAAAAACCCTCTTGCTGCCGTAACAACAAGAGGGCTTCAGAAAGGAATGAGCTGAGATGGGCTCAGTACCGCAATACTACTTTTCCTTGCGATGTTCGTCAACTGCCTTGAGCATTTCCTCCACTGTTGCATCAGCCAGATCACGCACTTCAGGGTGTTCTGCAATCTCATGCAAGTACCGGAATGCACTCAATTTCTGAATGTTCTCAGGGTGTCGCTTCTTCCAAGCATCAGATCCAACCCGAGTCCGGTAATCAATATCATCCAAATGACCCCATTTAGGTTCCTTAGCCATCAATCTCCTCCAATCTCCGCTTGATCGATTTGCAATACTTCGGGCTGATCTCACAGGTAATGCTATTCCTTCCCAACTTCTTGGCAACTGCACTGGTAGTCCCCGAGCCACCAAATGGGTCATAAACCACATCTTTGGGGTTGGAATAAGCCATGATAATGCGTTCCAGATACTTCTCAGGTAACTGATTATCATGCCCCTTCCTTTTCTGGGAGGAAGTACCTTGCACCCGTCCCCAACCTGTCCCATCAATTTCCGGGATGCCCCAGACAGTTCCCGGTAACCGCATCCCTCCACGCTCAGTGTCATGAATCCGCTTGTCCTTGTACTTGGTAGCCCGCAATGAAGGGACCAAGACAGCATCCGGGTTCCATGTTGGCTTGTCACCAATCCGATTCAACACAAGCAGGTGGGTCCGCGCATCAACCCAATTGGTCCTGCGGCATTGCCCAAAGCCGTAGTAAAGGTTCACCCACGCTGTCATCTCCCACACCTTCGTCTGCGACAGCCATTCAAGGTAGATCATGCAGAGCTTGTCAGGTCCATGGAGGCAGAGAGTCCCATTTTGTCTGATGCAGAACGAAGTCAGACTGATTCGGTCCTTGAGCCAAGTCTTGAACTCTCCAGGTTCCATGTCGTCGTCATGAACGTCGTAGTTCCGCTTGATGTTGAACGGTGGGTCCATGAAACCGAGGTGAACATCCCGGTATTTCTCGTGTTTCTTGTAGGATACGCAGTCAATGTTGAGAACTCGGTGGAATCCCATGGTTTTTCCTCCAGAAAAGGGCTTGACTAGAACGATATACAGATAGTAAGATGTTCACACTTACAGTTCAATCACACCTTCAAGGAGCCAAATTATGGCAGTAACTCGCCAAAAGCGCAACTGGAAAACCCTCACCAACGGCAAGGAACACAAACTTGTCCGAGGAAAGGACTTCAATACCTTCCTTTCGATGCGAACAGCCATCTACAACCGGGCTAAAGAGTTCGGGATGTCTGCCAAAACCCGAGTGGAAGGTGACACACTGTTCGTCAAGTTCATCAAGAAATAGGAGATCGAGCCATGGATGGCGACAATAAGAACGTGCTGGTGTTGGACAATGGTGACAAACTTACTTGGGTAGTTGGAATGGGATGGGTCATGTAATGAAAGTAAAAATTCAATGCAAACTGTGTGAGTCTCATTTCGCATTTGTAGTTAATGGTGATGACTACCGGGCTTGGCTGAACGGAAGACCAATCAATCAGTCATTGCCATACTGCGATGAAGAAAAAAGAGAACTACTCTTGTCACAAAGATGCCTACCGTGTTTTGTTCGGGACGACAATGACATATCGGAGTTTTTACTAGATGGGCAAGATGGATGTTCATTACAGCAGCAACAAGATGGATTGGGAAACTCCCGATGACCTGTTTGCTCATTGGAACAAACGGTTCAAATTCAACTTGGATGTCTGCGCTGCCAAGCACAATACCAAGTGCAAAAAGTTCTTCTCTGTTGAGGAGAACGGATTGAAAAAGAAGTGGATAGGCAACTGCTGGATGAACCCTCCTTATGGGAGAGAACTGAAAGCATGGGTACAGAAAGCCCATCGTCAATCCATGACTGGAAAGTGTTGTGTAGTCTGTCTGCTACCAGCAAGAACAGATACACGAATGTTCCATGACTACATTTGGGACAGAGAACGTGGTGAACCATACCCCGGTGTGGAAGTCCACTTTCTGAAAGGTAGGGTTCGATTCAAGGGAGCAATGGCTAGTGCCCCGTTCCCATCCATGATCGTCATATTCGGGAGGAAGCAATGACAACAACAAAGGAAGTCAGATACTTGCAACATGGATTGTCAGTCAGCATGGCAATCATGGATGGGCTCGACATCATGCAACATGCGATCAACGACAAGTTCTTTGACAACATCTGGCACATGTTGAAGGATGGTGGGATTTACGTTGCACCCAATGGTTCCTGCCCCACCATGGTCAAGGATGCTGGGAACCGAAGATGGGTCATTGAGTTTGATACCGATCATCCCAAAGCTGATCTCTGGAGGGAAAACCTCAATGGATAGCTTCAACTCAGGGTTCATCTGTGGGGTTCTATTCACGTTTATGCTTTACATCTTGGAATCGCTCGTCGTCCTGATGGTAAAGAATGAAGTTTCAACAGACGAGAATGAGGGTAGCGAAGATGAAAAATGAACAACTGACTTTGAACCTTGGCGACAAGCAACGCAACGTCCTGACTCTGGACAAGGCGATTGGGTTGCACAATGAATTGCAAAAGTGGATGAACAGGTTCAAGTCAAATGTGATTAGTCGAGACACGTTTGAAGGGATCTGCATCAGCAGTTGCGGGTTCGTCCCCAAGAGCAAGAGCATAAGACAAGTGCTTACCAGTCTTGGGCTCAGAGTGAAGGGTCCGAAGCGTCAACGTGAGTTCAAGGGTCGTACTGCCGAGTCTCTGGCTGTTGTGGTTTCCAAGATTCTGGTTGATGCTATCGACAAGATCCGCAAGTGTGATGTCAACTTGTATGCAGGCTTGGAAAGTCATCAATACGCATTGAGTCTGATTGCCTCCCACCGTTCAGCCAAGGAAGCATTGGACGCATTCGAGGGTAACGGGTGACAGCACCCAAATACCACGAATTTTCATCAAGGGGCCATGGAAACATGAGTCCCTTTTTTATTTCCTTGGTTATAATCCCAGAGCCGCCCCTTCTTTCTCTGGGAGAAAACCATGACCAAGAAGGATTTATCAATCCTTGAACTGGCAATGAAGCGTTCTTCGCGCAGGATAACAAACAAAAGCTGGTTCGATAAACTGCCATCCGATGAACAACAGGAGATTATTCAGGCTGTCGACGTAATGAAAAAAGAGAACAAGCCAATCATTTGCTTGGCTGAAGTGTTGATTGACAAGTACAATCTGGATCTTGTGCCTGAATCCATTGTCAGAACAATTACACGGAGGTCTTCACGATGACAGACCTCCTCTCCAAAGCTCAGGAGATTCTCTCCAGAAAATCAGACGATAAACTCAGGGCAACTGAAGCCTTAATCAAGGATCTTCGCAAACAGCTAAAGGCCAAAGAGCTAAAGATTGAAGAGATGGAACAGACCATCGACTTGATCTGCCTGTTGGAGAACGCTCAGCCTCCAACCTCTCCCATCATTACCCCCAAGTCATCAACCAACATCCTTCTGCCGGTAATCCAGTGGTCTGACTGGCATGTGGAAGAGTTGGTTGACAAACGCAAGACACAGGGCAAGAACCAATACAACCTCCACATCGCCAAACAGCGGTCAGAGAAGTGTGCCCAGTCAACCGTCAAGATGATCCGACATGCTGCCAAATATGGCAAGGTCGACAAGCTGATGCTGGTCCTCGGGGGCGACTTCATCACTGGTGACATCCACGAAGAATTGGCAGAAACCAATCTCTTGGGTCCAGCTGAAGCATGTGTCTATGCCTACGAGCTGTTGGCTAACGGCATCGACGCAATCGCTCAGGAGAAATATCTCAAGCAGATCAACATTCTCTGCATCGTGGGGAATCATGGTCGTACCACAAAGAAGATGCGATTCAAAAACGGTACTGAGAAATCCTTTGAAACCATCATCTATGCTTTCCTCCAGAAAAGATTCAGCAGTCCCAGGTTCAAGTTCATCATCCCTACCGGGGGTGTTTGTGCAATCAACCTGACACCAACCTTTGTACTTCGTGGCTTCCATGGTCATCAATTCAAATACCAAGGTGGGATTGGTGGGCTCACCATCCCCATGACCCGCTGGCTACACCGCCAGGACCAATCCCTGATGGCTCATTTCAATGTCTGCCACCATTGGCACCAATTCGGCTTACCGTCTCCACGGTGCCTAGTGAATGGCAGCTTGAAAGGTCATGATGAATACGCCACTGAACATGGTTTCCCCTACGAGCCAGCTCAACAGGCAGGCTTCATCTTTGATTGTGACCGCAACCGTGTCGGGAGCATCTTCCCAATCTTCTGTGAGTGAGCGTAAGCCCAGATCACGGTCAGGTCCAAATCATCATCATCGTCCCAGTCGTCAAACACCTACCTCCTCCTAGCCGGGCATCTGATTTTAGAACCGGCTAGGGGAACGGGACTCCTGAATTTTCCCGAACGGGCATATCTCCCGTCATCTGCCACCAATCTTCCCGAACGGGATCTCAGTGGACAATAAGTTGCAGTTTCCTTAACAGGTGAACAGTCGTACACCTATAGGGTACTATGTATATCTAGCCATGGGGTATGGAGGAAACAAGTACCCAAGGGAGGTTAGGAGTCTCACTTCGTTCGGCGTGATGTGCCATCACTTTCCCAAACATGGGAGGTCATTTGGAGGAAGTTTTGCCGATATGCAAATGTTGCCCCCACATGGAACAGGAGTCCCAACACCAAGCCTTACCCATGTCCCTCAGGGTGTGGCACATCGGCAGACTCAGCCTCCAGCAGCGGCCTTACCCCCATCAGACGCTCCTGTTGCTCCACCATGGCATTGAGGTCAACACCGGCCTTACGCAGTTCAATCAAGGCTGCCACCAAGTCGGCCTTACCCACATGATCTGTGGGGCTAGGTAAGGCACCCTGGTTGTCCTCCTCCTGGTCACGCACCGTCAACTGCCCTTGGCCCGGTAAGGCAACCGACCCATCTACGTTATGATCATACACTTGCTTGGTAAGGGCATCACTGTAGTTGTCACCGAGGATACGACCAGCACCACGGGTTAGGTAGTGTAAGGGATTAGTTTGGGCTACT